CAATCATTGCTAACAGTCTTTCGATACCACTTGAATATGTTTGAGCAGTCCCGTCCATTGATACGGTCTTTGGATTGATACCATTAGAGCTTAAGAATGTTGTAAGCAATACCTCAAGATATTGAATCGATCCTGCGATATCTGATCCAGGAGTGATGTATTGAAAGTCAGTTTCTACGCCAGCGTTTACGTCATTAGGAAGTTTAAGAATTATATTAGGACCAACGGTAACGGTTTCCATAAGTAATTCTTGAGGCCCTTTCAAAACTCCAACCGCGAATCCTTGCATCTTCACCACTTGTTGTACTTGACTCATACTAGAATTAAAGTCTCTAGTGAATTGAGCATACGAGTTGTGTGGTCTTACCCAATACTCGAACTCTTTTTCGTTTGATACTTCAACGAATGGAAGCAACTCAAAGTCTCTTAATGGGTTTGGCATTACTTCGCCTACGATATCTCCACCTTTAGTCATCGTGTACATTTCATCGAGGGTGTAAACGTAATATAATTTGTCGCCACTTGATGTTGATTTGTTCAATGCCAATTGCTCTTCATAATCATTCTTTGCTTGTGATGCTAAAGAACTAACGCCAGTTGCAGGGGCTACTTGATCAGCCGCTTCACTCAATTCATTGTAGTTATCGTATGAAGAAATTATGATCGCCTTAGCAACTTCTGGGTCAAGTTCATTGGGAATAGCGTCCCATTGGTGAGGCTTAAGCACTCTCATAATCATCTTGCCCATTTTTGGAACTACTTGTATTAGGCAATGATCATGATTTTTATAAAGTCTATTAGCTAGAGCAAGTTTATTGTTCGCCCCCATGTCGTCATAAATATCATTCATGACTTCTATTTGATCGTCACTTAGCTCAGTGAATTCTCTTGTCGGTTGATCTGAGTATATGCAAGCAAGTTGATCAACTATTCTTTTACAGATATTGACACTCGAAACGATTGGCATTTCTCTAACGGTTGTTTCGCTGAATTGTTCTCTCAATGTTTCAACAACATATTCTTTTATTCTATCTTGATATATCTCGCTGGCTTGATAGCTCTCTGTCTTACGCCCTTTATTGGTGTGCGACTCAATCATTTTGATTGCTGCTTTTCTGCCGTTCTTGGTTGTTAAATCCATTGTTATCGTCCTTGAGTTATGATCTTATATTTACTAGTGTCCTTTAATGGTAAGAAAAAGTGAACCCCGTAAGTGTATCCGTCTGAAGCGTGACTCAGAGTTATATCCCTCTTATCAATGTCTTTGCCGTCCTCTTTCCATGCCACTAACTCTAAATCTCTAATAAGATTTTTACATGAAGGATCAACTATAAGCCTGTCATGATAGAAGTTGCTATTCGCACAAATAATTCTAGACTGAACTGGAGGGTTAAGAAAGTTTTTAGTCCCGAGTCCGTTTTGTCTGAATATCTCATAGTTTGATCTGTCTATAGCAACGTCCCTTTTGTTGTTACCTGTGCTGTCGCCCACAACTATCATTGGTCTATTAGGGTATTTCGCTTTCACTCTCTGCGCCATCTCTCTTGTTCCTTGAAACTCTAAATGCTCTTCGCCAATAGCGTAAACAACACCGTCTTTAAGAAACATATATGTTCCGCAATAATGGCTTATATTGTAATCGGTAAAAAAGTATAGTTGATCGCTATTCTCAAGCAAGTGACGACAATCTTTTACGTGCCTGTCTCTGTCGAATTCTTCATAAACGGCACCGACATTCATGTTCAGTCGTTTTGCTAACACTTCTTGTTCAAACAACTTTGGCGAGTATGTTTTTCTTAGCGACTCTAGATACTCATGAGATAGTGATTTGTTTTCATGCGAGGGAGCATTGTAAACATTGCCAGCTTTGTTAACGTAGAAATCCTCATGAACGTGATTAAAACCGTTTGGTGAACTAGTCCACCTTATAAGCTCGGGCGATTTTCTTACTCTCCCTCTGAACGCTTTAACCGCCTCGGGTTTCCAAAAATCAACCTCGTCGCCCCACCCGCCCATGTAGTTACCTGCACGAAAAGCAGTGTCATAGTTCTGGGCACCGAAGCCATATATCTTTGCCCCGTTGTGGGTGAACTCATAAACAATAGGGGAGCCGTTTGTTTTTCTGTAATGCTTATCTCTTTGAAGCCCGTAAATGTCGTTGAGATAATACTCAAACTCTTCATCTACTGCGGTCTTTAATTGGCGGTAATCTCTCGCTGCCATAATCCATTTAGACATGGGGTTCTCTTGAACTTGTTCAAAAAGCCACATCGATGCGACCATTGATTTTCCGTAACCAATGCCAGCCTCAAGCAATGCCTCTCTGCCTTGATCTACATAGAACTTGTATTGTTTATCCCAAAGACTGATCTGAGTGATATTCTCCATCGATCCTCTTTAAAGATATGTCTCTATAAGAAACGGCTTCGTTAATGGTTTTGAATCTCTTTTTTAATACTAACTTTCCGTTTCTTCTGGCCTGAACAACAAACATTCCAGTAGTGGTGCATATGGATACGTTCTTTTGCTTGAGCTTATTATTTTTTCTAACTGTAGTGTTTATTTCGTTTTGTGATTTTGTTACTGATCTAAGATTCTCTATTCTGTCGTCTTGTTTTAGTTGGTTTATGTGATCTATTGTTTCTGAGAACTTCCCGCCATTTAGAACCCAAACAACCTTATGCCTTCCGTAGTTATATCCCAATACTCTCATAGAGTTATAAGTTTTTGTCGAGCATCCTACTTCCGAATCTATTATGACGTAAGGATTATATTTCTTTTTTACAAAGACCTTTCCATTTTTATAATAGAAATTTTCTCTAAAAAAAGTTTCACTCAATCGCTTTTTTAACTTCGACAATTCTTTTCTCCGTTGTTTTTTGCTCTATTTCTTGCTTATCAGACCAGCCCGCTAGATTCTTTAAACAAAAGATCATCATTGTGCTGTTGCCTTTCAATGCAAGCTCGATTGCCTTTTGTTGTAATTTTGTAGCAGTTCGCTCTTTCTTGAGTTGATGATACTCAGAGAATGTCAAACCATGATCCTCTTTTATTCGTCTAACTATTGTGTCTCTGGATACGCCAAGATAGTCAGCACAAAAGTTGCAACTCACTTTGAATTGCAATAAGGCATCGAGTGCCGAATAGTCTAAGTTCTTTTTAGGCTGCGCCATCTTGATTCGCCTTTAATGAGTTATATGTTTCACCTGTTAATTCGAGGGTTGCTTCTTTGCCGGTGTAGTTTTGCCAGCGGTTTATAATTACATCACAATACTTTTCATCTAATTCCATGCCGTAACATTTTCGGTTTGTTTTCTCGCAAGCTATTAGGGTTGAGCCGGAGCCGCAAAATGGCTCATATAAAAGCTCTGATTCGTGATTATTTATTGCCCTTTCTATAAGAGAAACGGGTTTCTGTGTGGGGTGTCCGACATATTCCTTTTTGGGGGTGTTACCCTCTTCCCAAATATTGGTATCTCTTTTCCCAGAAATTCTGCTTCCCCAATACATTATAAATTCATGTTGATACCCATAATTATTAAGATCGCCTGCGCCCATGTTTGACTTTTTCCAAACTATAATATTTTTAACCTTTTCCTCTATAGCGTTTTGCCAATCGACATATTTATCGAATCTTGTGCAGAAATACTTAATGGGGATATCAAAAACAGTGTTCCAAATTAATTCAATACTAAAATCGCAAGAATCGTTTTTAATCTTACCTAGTTTTTCTTTTGTGGTTCCTAGTTGATAGTCAATCCCATACGGCGGATCAGTAAAAACCATATCCGCTTTATCACCATTCATTAACCTCTCAACGTCATCAATCATGGTTGAGTCGCCACACATAACCCGATGACTTCCAAGCAACCAAATATCCCCACGCTTTGTAATGGGATTTACAACCTCTGGTACTTCATCTTCATCTGTTTGCGGATCAAGTTCTTCAATCGCTATTGCCTCAAAGTCTTTTAAACCCAAAAGATCAAGATCAAGATCGGGCATATTCTCTAGCTCGGTATTAATCAAAGAAAGATCAAGCGTTGCCCATGTGTCTTTTCCAATGGCGTTATCTGCGACTAGATGACTGTAAAGTTGTTCGTCACTCTCGAATTCCTGATATATAACTGGCACCTCTTTCATGCCGAGCTTTTTGGCCGCCATTAAACGACCGTGTCCTGTCACTATTAAATTAGTACCGGCTTGCACAGTTAGTGGATTTCTAAAACCTTGATACTCAATAATCTTACAGAGCCTTTCGATTTGCTCTTTTGGATGATCATGACAATTTTTCGGGTGTGGTATAAGAGAATTAACATCAACTAGTGTGACGTTATCGGCTTTGATCTGCATTTGGCATCCTTGCTACTAGCAAAAAAGTGATTCTCAACTTGAGAACTCTTTAATGCTGAAACTAAGGACATGAAATGTCAATTATTGTTTTAAACAGGCCTCTCCAAAGAGAGCGTGAATCATTTCGGTATTTGCTCTAAGC